CTCCTCAGAAGACTATAAGTTGGTGGTTGACATTGTGCGCAAGCGCGATGTCGAAGCCTACTACAGTCTTTCCGAGGCCTGGAGCCCACAGAGTATTGCTTTAAGTGGGCTTAGTGAAACAGAAATGTTCGCTAAGTATCAGGTCGCATCTCTACTCAAGAAGTACTTGTTCCAGTCTGACGCTGAGAAGCGCCGAACCGTCGCCTTGGAGAAATTCAGGGACGCGGAGACCACTTGTGCTGCTTTTAACCGTGAAGGTTATAAAGAAGTGCAATGGCCACTGGAGGACGACATGCTGGAGGTTTTTACACACTCCCGCAGGTTTCTTGAGAGGCTTCTGGGCCATGTTCTACCGGCCCATGAAGAATTGACGCTTTGGTCGCGTCATGGCCCGGGTGCGAACTTGGACACTCTGGACGGCAATACTTCCTCATACGATAAGTATAGGGAGTGGCCGTACTCGTGTACCAATCTCGCTTCCCGGCACGCCCGTCGCTTGATATCATCAGATGAGCGTTGGTTAGGAGCCTTAGAAGACTCGTATCGGGAACGTTTGGGGATACCCAAACACCGCATACTTGACTTCAACGACTTTTGGACTGACGTTTTAAAGGTGGTACCAGGTAACAAGATCACTTTCGTTCCGAAGAACGGTCGTACTGACCGTTCCATCGCGATCGAGCCGAGCATGAATCTGTATCTACAGTTGGGAGTTGATGGTTACATCCGCCGCCGTTTACTACGGTGGGGGGTAGACCTAGACAACCAGTGTAAGAATCAGAGACTTGCGTATGAGGGTTCCCGTAACTGGGAAGCCGAGGATCCTTTTGTGACCCTCGATTTGGCAGCCGCTTCCGATACCATTTCACTAGGTATCTGTCGTGAACTGCTCCCTCCGGCCTGGTACGACTATCTCATGGATTTGCGCTCCCCCGTTGGGGTGTGCGGTGAAGAGGTTTTCGACTATTCGAAAATCTCCTCCATGGGCAATGGTTTTACCTTCGCGCTTGAGTCTGCGATCTTTGCATCCATTTGCTATGGGTGCATGCGGACTCTTGGACGATGGGACTGCGAGGAGTATGCGATTTTCGGCGATGACATCGTCGTGCGTTACTCCGTTAGTGGCCTCGTTGTTAAGGCGTTGAATTCGGCAGGTTTTTCCATTAATCACGATAAGTCCTTCTTGAAGGGACCATTCCGTGAATCATGTGGAGCCGATTACTTCGCTGGAGCACCTGTTCGACCGGTTTTCCTTGAAGCAACCCCTACACACGTGATGGGCCTGTGGTGCGATATCAACCGCATTAACAGAACCCTGAACCTGCGTTTGTGGGAAGGTAGCTTTAAAACTCCGACAGGACTAACGAAATGGATACCCCCAAGTCTTCAAGACATTAAGGGTCCCATGTCCGACGAGAGTTTTGACTCCTATCTTCATGTTGCATACCCAACCTCGCATAAACAGCGTGGTGGGTACTGGGATGTCCCCCGCATCGTAGTGATGCGGAAGGAGAGACGAGCCAACGATTTCCTCTTTAGGAAGTTAATGGCAAGTCTTCGGTCC